AGGATTAATGAATGAGTCTTTTGCTAGACAGCAGGGTTCTATGATGAGTGCCCTACGCTCTAAAAGGTCCTTATTAGGAGGCATAGGTCAAGTCGCGGATGCTGGCAATGAATTCCTTAAAAGACAGGGAGAAATGAATGAAAATTTATTAAGACAGAACAGGTTGGCAGCTGCTGATGCTGCATATAAAATGGGCGCAATAAGAACTCAAGATAGACTTAGAAAAGAAGATGAAGCTAGACAATTCTGGGGAATGAGAAAAGCTGAGTCTAATCAATCTGTATCTAGAAACTTGGCTGGCATTGGCCAAGCAGTTGGAGCTCAATCTTATTATAATGCAATGAATAGAGTATAACAATAAAACATAAATAACCTATAAAATGGCGATGTATCAACCTTCTTTCGTAGACACAACTGGATTTACATCTGGAATAACAGCTGGAATCAATAGGGCTATGGAATATAGACTTAGACAAGATAGACTATTTGCTAATTCCATGGACGATTTAAGAAGGTCTTATGATACAAAAAGGATGAGAACAGGAGATGTTCCAAGATTTTTAAGGGCATTTGATGAACATAAGAATTCTTTAATTGCATATACTAGAGTTAATAATAGTAATGCTAGTGCTGATGAAATATATCAGGCGTCTCAAGCTGTTGAAAATTCTAGAATGAATATGGATAGCGTTTTTTCTAAATCATCTGAGGTTTTTGGAAAATTAAAGCTTTTTAATTCAGCTAGCCAATCTATGTTTAAGAATGGTATAGAGCCTGTTGGTGAATTCAAAGATGCTTTTAATAAGCTAAGTAATGTCGATTTGGATTTAATAACAGATAATGACATTAACATAAATCCATTTGAATACAAAACATTAGCTAATGCTGATGACCTTAAAGATATTGATGCTACTATTTTAAAGAATATTACATTCTCTCAAAAAGACGAGGCTGTTCTTGATGGCAATGGCAATGCTGTTTCATTTAGTATACAAGTTCCTAGTCCTGGTAAAACTCCTGGAAAGACATATAACATTCCTTGGATGGCTAAAAAAGAGAAAAGAGACCCAAATTCTGTAGCCACTGCTATTCAATCTAATTTTAATTTGCCTGGTGGCGAAAAAATAAAGAACTACGCTTCTAATCAGATTAATAATTTAGCTAAATCATTATCTATTGACGAAACAAATCCAAACACTACCCCTGCTCAAGTTTCAGAAAAAAGAATGGCAGAAGCTACTTTTGGTAAAATAAAAGCATCATTCCCTTCAATAAAAGATGTTAAAGATATCCTACCTTCTCAAATTTACGCTGTAGAAAGAGGGCTATTAGAAGGTAGAATTAAAGGGTTTTATTATAATGACGATGAGTTTAAATTAGCTATGCAAAGAGTAGGTGCTGATTTTGGAATGGATATGAGAAACGCGTCTGCTGCAATGGCGATTCAAAATGCGGCATTACAAGCTAATTCTCAAGCAAATGCTGCTACAATGAGTCTTTTAAGATTTGCATTAGGTGGTGGTACAACTATTGCTCCTGATGTTATTGATTTATTAAAAAATAAGGGAATCACATTAGACCTTAAAGCTCTTGGTATTATTAATGAAAAGAAACTAACAGGCAACAAAAAATCTAGTGCGGTTCTAGATTTATTAAAGGCTCTTCAAAAATAAAAAGGGTATCAAATAGGGCAAAATTCGTTAGATTTGCATATTATAAAGATACCAAATGGCGGAAATTAACAACACTCAGACACCAGACCCAAAGAGTATTAAGCCAGCTCCTAAGAAGCTTCCAGCTAATGTTCTTTCTATTATGAAGCGGATTAAAACCGTTCAAGATGCTGCTGATGCTGAGTTTAATGCTTTAGGTGAATACGCTACTAGAAATACTAGGTATAACCGCGATTTAATAAATCAGCAATTTATTAGACCTACAGCACCTAATACCATTACAAATACTAGGGAGTCTATTGAGCAGAAGTGGAAGGATAATGCAGATAAAGCTGTTGCGTTAAAGGTAGTAGACGAGTATGATGCTATTAATAATAGCCTTGATGCATATTTAAAACAAGAGTCTAAGTTTGGTCAAAACTATTCAACAGTATTCAATCCAACTACAAAAAAGTTTGAAAACGTTGACCCGTATAGTCATCCTGCTGTAATTGCAAAAAGAAAAGAGTTAGAGTACGGATTAAAAACAGGTCAGTTTGAAATAGATAAAGATGAATTAACGGGACTTCCTATATTATTTTCTTTATATAACGCTCCTCTAACATCTTTTAGTAAGGCTATCGAAAAAAGCGCAAATACTACTCTTGATACTAGAGGTTTTCTTTCATTATCTACTGAAGAAAAGGTAAAGCGTATAAAATATGAGAACGCATACGGACCAGAATATCTTCCTCAAAAACCAAAAGGATTTTCTTCAGTTACAAATTTTATAGGAGAAGTTACATTGCCATTATTAAAAGCTACTGCTTTTGGAATGGGAGCTGCTACTATTGGACGATTTAATCCTGCTTTAGGAGAAGCCTATGGAGCAGAGGCTTTGGCTAATCTAAATAAGTTAGGGAATACCGTATCTTGGATTGGAGACATGACTGAAGGAAATCAGTCTGCGGCCATAAAAAAATATTATAATTCTAAATTAAAGGCAAATCCAAATATAAATCCCGTAGAATTAATGAGGGAAGCTGAAGCACTTGGGGGCATTACGGGAGCCGTAACAGGAACGCTAGAAGCTTCTTTGATGGGTGGTGCTTTTAGTAAATTAGCCCCATATCCTGGCATATCAGCAGCTGCTAGTAAAATAAATACAGCCCCATTGCTAGAGTCAATGGCTAATAGTAGTAAAAAAAGTGTATTACAAAAAGGATTAGCTCCTCTTGTTCCTGTTACAAAAGAGGCTGCTAAAATAGGAGCAATATCGGCTACTACGCCAGTAATCACTGATGTTGTTTCTAATATTGCAGGGGCTGATATTTCAGCTGAAGAGACCATGAAAGAAAGCATAGAGAGATTTAAGTCTGGTGCTGAGATGGTATTTGCTTTTGGTGGATTACCTGCTGCTGCAAAAAGTTCTAGGGCATTTGCTGAAACTATACCATTCGTAAGAGATGTTAATGCTCAAAATATTAAATACGCACTTGCCATGGTTACAGGTGCTGCAAGAGATATTCAGCCTTCTGTTATGCATCAGGCTAAAGTAATTGCTTATGAATTACCTCAAGGAGAAGTAGAAGCACTAATACAAGAAGGAGAAACACAAGGCGTTTACGAGCAAGGTACATTAAAGAAGTACAAAACAGATAAAGAATTATACGACGAAACAGATGCTCAAGTTCCTACGGATATACCAAAAGAAAAAAGAGACATCATCAGAGGTATTCAAGTTAAGATAAATAAGCTTACCGAAATGGCTAAAAGCCTAGGTAAAGTGAGCCCACTATTAGACAGGATAAATAAAATGAAAGACCAGCTTGATGAAAAAGCTGTAAAAGTTCTTGAATCAGAAAATCCTTTAGAAGTAGATGCTACTTATGAAGCCAAAGAAACTGTTGCAGAAGTTCCTACTATTACTGCTCCAGAGGGTAAGCCTATTGAAGCAAAACCTATTGAAGTAAAACCTGCAGAAACACCTGCTGAAACAAAACCTGCAGAAACTACACCTATTACAGAACAAAAAAAACCTACAGAAAATGCCACTCCAATCGGCCAAGAGCCAAAAAAAGAAAGCGGTGCAACAGGCGATATCGTCGAACCTACGGGAACTCAAGTCATCAAAGACCAAGAGACCACTCAAGCAAATGTTGGCGATAGCAATATCGGCGGCAAAACGAAACCAAAAGTAGAAGCACCCGTATTAGAAGTAGAGCCTCAAAAGGAAACTCCAAAAGAGTTTAACAACAACGAAACAGCTACAGTATTCGGCAAGATGAAAAAAGCTGCTGAAGAGTATCTATCCAAAAAAGTAGACGATTTCGCTGGTGCTTCTAGAAAAGCATTATCTACATTGAAAAACTCTGCGTTCTATAAGGGACTAGATAAAAATGAAAGAGAAAAGTATGTATTAGCTGCTACTAAATTTTTTGAAGGTAAGCTACCTCCGTCTCCTACAGTTCAAAGACTTCTTGGAATAGCTAATGATGCTACGAACGTTGTCAACAACATGGCTGCTTTAAAAGAGAATATGAAGCTGCAGGCAAAAGCAGCTAAAGACTCTGAGATGTGGATTAAGGGTACAAGAAAGGCTATTAGTAATGGGCTTAATGAATTAAAGAAGAAGGGCGTTATTAAAACAGCTCAACTATTATCAATACTTAAGAAGTATGACTCATTGAATATTAAAAACAATGATGCTATAAATGATTTTACATCTTATGTTACAAAGATTGTAAATGATGCTAATTATAATAACAAACTACAAACAGCATCTAGGTTAAATGCTTTAATTAACAAGGCTTCTAAAATGAAAGGTAAGCAGGTTAATTTAATATCTGCTGCTAAAGAATTTTTAGGAATAGACCCTAGTAAAATAGAGGATATAGACGGATACATTGAAAGAGCTAGTGTTGTTTTAAATGGCATCAGGTCTTCAAAAACAAAAGGATTAGAAACTAATTTTTCAGATGCATTTAGAAGTTCGGATATAATAGAATACGCTAAAGAGCAAAAGGCTAAAATAGAAGAGTCAAAGAAGCAATCTAAATTAGAGGACTACAATGAACTCGTTGAGTCTGGCGTAATATCAAAGGACATGCCTTTCGATGAGATTGACCAAATTGTAGGAGCGATAGAGCAAGGAAAAGAAAGTGATATACCTAATATTAGAGATAAAGCTAGATATGTAAGAGCTTATGTAAATAAGAGATTCGATTCTATATCTACTATAGTTAAGTCTATGTTAGACAGAAATGTCGACCCATTTACTGGTATGCAATTGTCAGACATATCTAATGCTGATAGAGCTAGGCTTAATACTATTATTGATATGGGTTTAAATGACCTGCCATTAAAAGATGCATATACTGTAGTAGAAGCGTTGAACAACTTTGCAGTTAATGGAAAGGTATCTAATCTTGATTCAGCAATAGCTATTGGAGAAGCGTATCAGGGAGGCAGAATACTAGAATCTTATGGAATAAAATCGTTGACTATTAAGTCTCTTTTTGGTAGAAAAGCAGCTAGATGGTTTGCTGCCGACATGACTAGCTTACCTGTTTTGTTTGATAAAGCATTTGGTACTAATAAATCATTACTTGTTCAAAAGTATATGGGAATGTCTTCTTTAATGCGTAATAAGAATATGGCAGAGAAGATTTACCAAGAAGCGTCTAAAGAATATACAGATAAGTTTGTTGGAAAATATGGAGGAATTTTAAAATCTAAAACAAATCCAAATGGATTAAGATTTGATGCCAAAGAAAATATATATGAAAGAGGCATGTTAGCCTTTATGAGAAGAAATAGGGGTGGCGATGAAGCTTCTGTGGCTAAAGAGTTTAATAGAAGAAAAACTTTATTGCAAGAAACTATCGACGCATTGAGAAGCAGAGGCGGCGATTATGGGAAGATGGCTGATTTATACCAAACTGCTTTTGATAAACTTGTAAGGGATTCTAAAAATTCATTAGAGGTAGATTCTAAGGCAGATAGTGTAAACCTAGAGGCTGTTAATTGGTGGACTAATCAGTGGGGTAAACATTATGAAAAAATGAAAGATGTTAACCTTAACATATACAATCAGGATTTAGGATTTCATAATAACTATACTCAAGACACTTACGGGAAATTTGATAAGAGCGAAACTCCAACATCTATGGACCCATTGTCTGATAATCCATTCTTTTCTAGCTACGATTACATACCTGACGTAAAGAGCGGAACATTAATGAAGACAACAGACCCTGAAATGTTACCTAATGGCAAGTTTATTGATTTAGATTTTGACTATAATAGTAATAGGGCCCTTAAAACAGCACTGACTAATATACATACAGCCAAAGATTTAAGGCAAGTTAAAGCATTTAGGGATTCTCCATTCTTTGATAAAATATTTAATCAAGAAGACGGCAATGTATTTAAAGGAAAGATTAGCAATTATGCTAAAAGAATGCAGAATAGAGACATAGCAGAATCAAGGGAATTTAGTAATGTGGGCAGGTCTTTATCCGTTGCTGCTACAACGGCAGTATCAACTGCATTATCTTCATTTGCGCAGCCATTCAAACAGCTAGCACCATCAATGCATACGCTTATAGCTACTAATGGTAGATTAGCTATTAATGACGCACTTAACGCAGATGCACATGATTTTTTAGATAGAATCGGGTATGGTATATCTAATAGAGGCATGGGTTCTCAATTTAGCATGGAAAGAGTAAGCTCAATGCTCAGACAGGCTGATGATAATGCATTAATGAGAGGCGTGAGAGCGTTAGGAAAAATACAAGAAGCAAAACTAAAAATATTTGTTGGATACTCGGATATACTTACAGCTAGAATGGCTTGGTTATCTTATTATAAAGATGCCTTAAGAAAGAAAGGAGAGGATGTTTCTAATCTAGATTGGAAAACTCATGAGATAAATAAAGATGCAGCAGATTACGCTGAACAGATGACCAATGTGAGTCAGAACGTATCTGATACAGATTTACAAGGCACATTCATTGGCTCTCAAGACCCTTATCATAAGGCGTTCAAGAATACGGTAATGACTCTAGCGAACTACACGATGAACCAAAAGGCAAAAGTTGGTGGTAATATTAGAGTTGCTTTAGGTAAAGGTGTATCTGTGGAAGATAGAGGGTTAGCTGTAAAATCGTTAGCAGGTACTGCTGCCGAGATGTTTGTGTATAATGCTATATGGCAGATGGCTAATAATATCCAATGGGGTATTGCAGATAAGATGTCAAATACTACTCCTTCCCAAGAAGAGAAAAGAAGAAGAGAATTATCTTCTAAAAGAACTACGATTACAAACTTAACAAACGACTTATTCTCTCCTCACCCTATTATGAACGACGGATTAGATAAGCTAGTTAATTTTGGCCTAGAAAAAATAGACCCTGATACTCCAAAAGCATTTGAGGTTAGATTATATGATGGCGGAGGTCCTGAAGCATGGGCTAAAAACTATGGAGTAGGAGGTATTCTACTTAAGAATATTATGGATGCTTCTAAGTATAACGATATTGCTTTAAGTGGAGAGGTTAAAACAGAAGACCCATTTGGAGAAGACCAGGTTAAGAAATTAACAGGAGAAGACAAAAAGATTGCTATGTCTTGGATGCCACTTTCAATAATAGGACGTACTCTAGGTTTTTCTGATGTAGGGAATATTTCTAATAAAATCATCAAGAACCTTAGTGCTAGGGGCATGTCAGAAGAAAATGCATTAATTAATAAGGCTATAGACATGGTTCCTGCTGAAGAAGGTAAGGCTACCATAGTTGACAATAAGACTATCAATCAAGCTGCAGCAGAAGCTGTTAAATTTAAGGACCCTGAATCTAGAGCTAAATACTTATTGGATTTAAAGAAGAAGTACGGAGCTGAACTTTGGTCTAAAGAAATGGATTTAATATCTGACCCTAAATTAGGTATTATTGACGGAGGTACGGTTGCTTTCATGACAGCTATGGCTAATAATGACCAAGATGCCATGAAGGTATACAGAGCGTTCTCATTAGCCAAGCCAGAGGCTAAAGTAGAGTCTCTTGTTAGGACTAAGCAGGAGATAGGTTCTGATAGATTCTTTAAGAAGGTTCGTGGTATTCTAGAACTAAAAATGCTTAGTGACGATGCGATAGTATTATTTGCAAAGAAGCTAGACAAGAAAGATCTTGACAAATTTATTAAGATATATGCAGAGTTTAGTAAGCAAGAGCAAGACGCTGCTGATGCAGAAGAAGAGGCTAAAAGACTTGAGGAACAAAGGAAGGCAGCGGAAGATATTCTAGGTTCTGACCAATAGTATTATTTGAATAAAGCTTTTTAGGTATATTTGCATAAACAAATAAATATGCCTTTTACAACATCGGTAAGTATATCTCAAGGGGCAGATTGTAGCCAGTTTACTATTGCGGATAGTTCAACATACAATGTTGAGGGAACAGGCACGTTTTCTGCTAGAAAACTTACTATACAGAAATCTGATGGAACTTACCTAGTAGTAGGTAGTATCACATATAATCAATACGTTTGGCCATTTGCTAGCGGTAATAGTATTACTATATCTAATATGCAAAATGACAGCGCATTTACTATTAAGTTAGAGCTGACATCTACTAGCCCTCAATCTGGTTCAATATACTCTAAGATAGAATTACCTGTACTTACGTGCTACACAATGAGTGCGTTCTTCTCTAATACATACAAGATGTCAATTGACAATAGCTTAGAGAAAGATTACAAATTTGTAAAAGACGTTATGAGGTTATTTATGGAACAGGAGTCAGCTAAAAAGGCTGGCGCAGATGGTGATGTTGGAGCCGCACAAGGTTGCTTAGACAGAGCCAAACAACTTTCAGATGCACTTAAAATAGGATATTAATGCCTTATACTCTTCCTCAAATATCAGAGATACTCTTAAAGGCAGATAAGACGGTCTATAGATTAGGCTCAATAGCCTATGATGACATGTTCAATGAAGATAGTGAAAGTCTTGATTACGAGAGAGATATTATTTTCATATACAAGAAGTCTGTAGAGTGGGCTGATAATTTATATTTAGGAGACCCTAGGTTAGATTCAGTAGTCGAGAGATTATCTGCAAAGGTTAATATATACGATTACGGCAAACTGACTCCTATATATTCTGATTCTGTTGAGCAGATTGGTATATCTACCGTTAGTCTTTACGTATTAAAAACAACAAATCTAGCGTTAGGGCCTGGGTTAGTAGGCTCAACTAATTTTACCCAAGATACAATATCAGTAGCGATAGATTATGAATATGTTCAGGAGCAAGTAAGAGAGAATTATGTGCACGACCAACAGGTAGCTTCTAATTCATGGGTAGTAATTCATGAACTAAATAAATTCCCTTCTGTAAGTATAGTGAATACAGCTAATCAGGCTGTTGTGGGAGATATAACTTATAATTCATTAAATCAATTAACAATAACATTTACATCACCAATAAGCGGGAAAGCTTATATAAATTAAAATTAAAATGCAGTTTCTTACCAACCTCGATTTAACTAAAAATCAGATTCTCAACGTAGCGTTACAGAATCTATCTTCACCTCCAGGCTCACCTGTTGCAGGTCAAGTTTACTACAACACAGTTGATAAAGCTATCTACTTTTGGGATTCTACTCAATGGGTAAATATCTCAGGTGATATTACCGCAGTTGTTGCAGGTTCAGGTCTTACAGGTGGTGGCACAGGAGGCTCTGTTACATTAGATGTAAACGTAGATAACGCTACAATCGAAGTAGATAACGATATAGTTCGTGTTAAAGACCTAGGAATCACTACAGCTAAATTAAACGATGGTGCTGTAACTACTATTAAGATTGGAGCAAACCAAGTAACATTGGCAAAACTTGCTCAGGTTGCTAACAATACCGTAATTGGTAATACATCAGGCGGAACTGCAACACCTTCTGAAGTTATCATTGTAACTGACTTAGCTAGTGCTAGTTCAACTACACTTGCTACATCTGCTGCAATTAAAACATATATTGATACTAACGTAGGCAACCTCGGTAATCTAGAGGGTGCATGGAACGCTTCAAGTGGAAGTTTCCCTGTAGGTTCTTCTCCTGTTGCTGGTACAAAAGCTGGTGACTATTGGTACGTAAGCGTGGCAGGTACAACAGGTGGTGTAGCTTTTAATGTTGGAGATGTAATTGTTGCTAAAGTTAATAATGCTTCTACATCTACTGCTTCTGATTGGATTCAATTAGAGGTTAATAGAGACCAGGCTACTGAAACAGTTTTAGGTCTAGCAGAAATTGCTACTCAAACTGAAGTAAATACAGGAACTGACGACCAAAGAATCGTAACTCCACTTAAGTTAAAAACTTTTATAGATAATAGAACAGGCGGATATGCTGCAAACATTGGTAACGGAAGTGCAACTTCTTATGCAGTATCTCACGGATTGGGGACAATTGATGTAAACGTTATGTTAAAAGATAATAGTACTTTAGCACAAGTTTTTGCTGATGTAGTTATCACAGACGCAAACACGGTTACAATCAGTTTCGCAGTAGCACCTGCGTTAAATGCTTATAGAGTTATTATAAAGAAATAGAAGTAAATGCAAATATTATCTAATTTATCCTTATACGGAACATTAGGATTAAATTCAGTAGCTGACGCTAATACTGATACTGACAAGTTTCTTGTCATAGATTCTAATGGCATAGTAAAATACAGAACAGGCCAAGAGCTCTACAATGATATTGGAGCAGGTGGAGCTGCAGCTTATACGTCTACGCTTCAGCATGAAGTAAAGGCAGGCGTAGCTCTAACTAAAGGTCAGGCTGTATATGTGACAAGCGCTGATGGCACTAATATGATAGTTGGCAAAGCTTCAAACGCATCAGAGGCTACATCAAGCAAAACATTAGGATTAATAGCACAAGACCTTTCAATAAATGGCAAGGGATTTGTTATTACAGAAGGGTTGCTTTCTGGATTAAATACAATGGCTGCAGGAACTGAAGGGGATCCTGTATGGCTAGGAACAGATGGCAATTTAATATACGGCTTAGGTGCTAAACCTTATGCTCCTGACCATCTAGTTTTCATTGGTATTGTTACTAGAAAAAATGCTAATAACGGAGAAATATTTGTTAAGGTACAGAACGGATTTGAGCTACAAGAGCTTCACAACGTTCAGATAACATCTACCCCTTCTGACAATGCAGTTTTAGCATATGAGACTTCTACATCTTTATACAAGATGAAGTCAATCTCTACATTGCTAGGATATACTCCTACAACCAATGCTAGAACGTTAACTATAAATGGAACTTCTTATGATTTAAGTGCGGATAGAAGTTGGTCAGTAGGTACGCATACGGGTAATTTAACTACAGGATATGTACCTAAAGCTACAGGAGCTACAACATTAACAGATAGTATAATATACGATAATGGTAGCGGTATAGGTATTAATACAACTTCTCCTTATGACTCAGCTAACTTTAAGCTAGATGTTAATGGAGGAGTTATTATTAAAAATACTTCAGGTACTCTTGCACAATTAATTTTAATAAACTCTAATCCTGCAACAGGCGGAAATAATGGTTTCGTACAATTTACCGCAGGTGGCAACACCGCCACAGCATTCGCAGAATTGCAATCATATTATGGACTTTCTGTTGCTTCGGGAGCATTAAGACTTCAACCAGCAGGTGGTCAAGTTTTAATTGGAACAAGAACAGCATCAGCATTTACAACTGATATAAATGGTACGTTAAGAGTATCAGGTCAATTAACATTAGGTTCAACAATAAGTAACAATACTTATGTTTACACTATGCCAGGAGCTTCAGGAACGTTAGCTCTTGTTAGTCAAATACCAAGCTTAAGTGGATACGTTCCAACTTCAAGAACGTTAACAATAAATGGAACTTCATTTGACTTGTCTGCTGATAGGTCTTGGAGTATTACTGCAGGTGTATCATCGGTTCAAGCAGGTTCAGGTATAAGTGTGTCCACAAGTGGTGGCGTTGCAACTGTTTCAAATACAGGCTTATTATCAGGAACAGCAGGTTCAGGTATCAGCGTAAGTACATCAGGAGGAACATTGAACATTAGTAACACTGGTTTGCTATCAGCGTCTGCCGGAAGCGGTATTAGTGTAAGTACATCGGGAGGAACACTCAGTATTAGTAATACAGGATTATTATCTGCTTTGGCAGGTAGTGGTATTAGTGTAAGTACATCGGGAGGTTCGCTAAGTATTAGCAACACGGGTATATTATCAATACTAGCAGGTTCTGGAATAAGCGTTTCTACAAGTGGCGGAACAACTACTATTACAAATACAATAACAAATAACAATCAGCTTACTAATGGTGCAGGATATATCACGTCTTCTGCATTAACGGGCTATGCTACACAATCTTACGTAAATACAGCTATTTCTAATTTAGTAGATTCAGCTCCAGGGACATTAGATACACTTAATGAGCTTGCGGCAGCTCTTGGCGATGACCCTAATTTCGCTACTACTATTGCAGCTTCTATTGGCGGTAAACAGGCGCAACTCAACGGAACAGGTTTTGTTAAAGCGTCTGGCACAACAATTACATATGATAACTCTACATACTATTTAGCTAGTAATCCTAGTGGATACATAACAGGTATTACATCAGGAATGGTTACTACAGCATTAGGATATACTCCTTATAATAGTAGTAATCCTAGTGGATATGTCACATCCTCAAATTGGGCTATACTTGGCAGTGGTGTTAGCTACAATATAGATAGAACTACAAAAGTAAGTAGTGGTCTTGCTATATATAGTGCTTATACCGGAGGAGCTAATAGTCCTACTACTTATGATATATCTGCTCAATATGTTATATCTGGGAGAGCTATGGAGATTGCTGCTTCTTGGCATTCTCCAAGTGCTGTGATGTATTTTAGAACTTTAAGAGATTGTTGTGATAACTGGTCTGCATGGGTGACTATGCTTTCTTCAGCTAACTATAATGATTATGCACCAACTAAAACAGGGGGTGGAGCAAGTGGTAGTTGGGGTATATCTGTTACAGGTAGTGCAGGTTCATTATCCAACATGAACATATCTCAGTTTACTAATAACTCAGGTTATATAACAGGATACACAGAAACAGACACTTTACAAAGCGTTACAAGTAGAGGTTCTAGCACAAGTAGCTCTGTTGTATTTACAGGTGGAATATTTGCAAGAAGATCTCAAACTGCTGGAAATTATACAACTGCTGCTTTATGGACAGAATCATATGATAATACTACTACGGGTATAGCCTTTCATATAAGTGGGAATCAAGGTAAGTTCTTAGAAATGAGAACTGATGGAGTACTTTATTGGCACGGGTCAACTGTATGGCATTCAGGAAATTTAACTAATCTAAACCAGCTTACAAATGGTCCTGGTTATATTACAGCATCGTATGGAGGATTTGCTACGAGACAAGACGGCACAAGATTTACTACAAACTATAACTCTATTTTATCTTCTGGATTTTTTAATGCAGAAGCACAACCTTCTAATGCACCAAACTCTTATGGTCAACTTATAGTAGCTAAAGGTGCAGATACAGGCCTTCAAATTGCTGGTGGGTATAGTTCACAACAGCTATGGTTTAGAGGATGGGGTTATGGCCCAGAAGCTGATGGTTTCTATCCTTGGAGAAGACTTTTAAATGATGGAGCTGACGTTTATGCTGCCAACATGAATCAGTATGTAAGAACCGGTGATGATGTTACGCATGCTATCTTAAGAACTTCTAATTATATTGTTAGTGCATTAATTTATAGTGGTGGAGGTAATGTAAACTTTGGTAATAATATTGGCCTTAATGGGAACAACGCACAGATTCAGTTTAATGCCGCTGCATCAGCAGATTTATTTATAAGTGCTATACCGGGTACTAGAACAATTGAAATAAGAAACGGAAATGCAGGTTCTCCTAACTATGGGGCATGTGGATTAATTACAGGATATGCAACATTCACTTCAAATATAAATGTTGGTAATGGTTCTGAAGTACTAGGTCTTATACAAATGGGAGCTAGTGGAAGATATGGCATGGGTGTTAGTGGAGCATGGACAAGTGTATATGGACATAATTCTGGAAATGGCGTAAGATTAGGTTATTATGATGGTGGTACATTTTATCCAAGAATGTCTATCCCTAATGGAGGGGATCCGCTTATTGATTCTAATGTTATTCTTCATTCAGGGAACTACAACTCTTACTCACTTCCTTTATCTGGTGGTACAATATCAGGTAATCTTGCAATAAATGGCATATGGTCTACTACAATATCAACAACAGGTGGATGGAATAAACTTTCTTTTGTTGCATCAAATGCTTGGGGTGATTCTGGTTCATATGGTGTTCTTGGTGCAGGAGGTGGTTCTGAACCAGGATTAATGACTTATAACCAGCATGCAACATGGGTTGATAGCTCAAGCGGTGCAGGTATTAGAATGGGTCGTTCAGGAGGTGTTTCTAGTGGCTCTTGGTATCAGGTTGCTACTATGGCTTCTGATGAGTTTATGATTGCTAGAAATGGTAGTTGGGGTAATGGAGGTATAAAGATTCTTGCTAATGGTGCTGTTAATTATGGTAACACTGGTTATAGATTTGTACATAATAATGGGACTTGGGATATTAGTATTACAGGTAACGCAGCATCAGCAAATACATCTACATATAGCTTACTTGACTTTAGACATAGTGATAGAGATTTCCCTTCAGGTACTCTTGTTCAGACTAGCATTAATTATGGTGTCTCGTCTGGTGACGCATTTGTTTTAGAAATAAAAGGTAACTCATATTTTAATACAATACCATTTGATATACAAATACAAGGTTATATATATGACAATACAATTATTTCTACAGGTGGATATTCTAATGGTAAATATATAGATGGTATAAGAGCAATAAACTTTAATGGTAACTTATGTTTTTGGTGGCCAAGTGGTGGTTATTGGGAAGGGTTTAATGTAAAAGTTTACGCTGCTTTTGCTTCTTTTCCTACAAATAGAGTAACAAGCATAACAAATAGTGGCTTACCTACTACAAATAAACAAGTAAACTTTGCTCCTGTACAATCTTTACACTCAGCTAATTTTAATTCTTATGCTCCAAGTTTAACTGGAGGTGGAGCTTCTGGAAGCTGGAATATTAATGCAGCTTCTGTTAATGGGAGAAGCGTAGGTAATGGTAAAGGGAATATAGGATATTTTGACTCTGTTGGTAATCTTTACATAAATAACCCAGAAAACTATAGTGGTGAAGTAAGACTAGGAGCTGCTTGGGATAGAGGAGGAGTTTATGCTTCTAGTACCCTAACAATGAGTACAGGTTCTTCAAATATAGATTTTGTTCACAGCAACAGCCTTACAGCACGTCTTATTGGTAATAGTGGTGATTATGGTCCAACATTAATGCTTGGTACAACTACGCCTACATATACCTTAATTGATGCTAACTATAGACCCGTTGTTTATTTGCACGGTCAGTATCCTGTTTTAACATTGAATCATACTGTTACAAGCAATCCTTCTCATGGACCAACTATACAATTTGCTCACAACACTGCTGATAAACAATGGGTAATTGGGTCTAATGGGTCAGGTACACGTTTAGATTTTGGATACTCACAATTTACTGCTAATAGAAATCCGCATAATGGTATTGATAACCTTAATGGAAGTACTATACTTAGGATTAGTAATGATAACTATGTAACAGCATTAAATCTTTCAGTTAGCGGCACAACCAATTTGAATGGTACAACCAATTTGAACGGGACCGTAAATGCTTTTGCTGGTGAGTTAAATGTCAACAGGATAAACTTTAGAACTACTGGTGGTAGCGCCACAAGTGACCCATATTGCTTACGTTGGATAGATGAAAACTCTGCAAGAGGTAATGGATTAAGCTGGTTAGAGTTTCAATTGAATGATGATTCTAATGAAGAAATAAGAATATATGGTAACTCTTGTGCTGGTTTTGGTTGTGGAGCTATATCAGACAACCTATATCATAGATTTAGAGCAGATGGTTATGCTTGGCATGGAGGAAACTTAGTAGTAGGAGCAGCCATAACCGCAGGTGGAGATATTACTGCTTTTTCTGATAGCCGCATAAAAGAAAATGTTGAAGTCATTAAAGATGCTTTAGAAAAAGTCCAAGGAATACGTGGTGTAACTTTTACAAGAAATGATACTATTGATAAAGCAAAACGTCATTCTGGTGTTATAGCGCAAGAAGTTTTAACCGTATTACCTGAAGTTGTTAATCAAGATAAAGATACAGGATTATATAACGTAGCTTACGGTAACATGGTAGGTTTATTGGTAGAAGCTATCAAAGAGCAGCAAAAACAAATTGAATATCTTAAATCTGAATTAAATGCCCTTACCAAGTAGTGGAGCTTTAGGTATTGGAGCTATACGGACAGAACTAGGAAGTAGTTCAGGTAGCTTAAGAACGCTCAGCTCTTTAGCTGGGTTTAGTACTCCTGATGCCATTAGTGAGTTCTATGGTTACGATACAGATCTTCTTCTTCATTTAAGAGCAAACAACTCAAGTTCATACCCAGGAAGTGGAACAACATGGTTTGATATTAGTGGTAAGGGAAATCATGGCACGCTTACTAATAAGTCTGCAATTAACCCTGTGTGGAATGGCTCTAGCTTTGAATTTCAGGGGTCTAATCCATTTGGTACTTATCAAGATGGTAGATATGTAAGCTTTCCTAACTACGAATTCCCTGAACCAAGCGGAAAAAATAGAGTAACACTTAATGTATGGTTTTATCCTACAGAGTCTTCTTATCCTATGATTTTGGCCGGTACTAACTTTAACGGCTCAACAACATTTCAGGGGTATCAGTTATGGATAAATGGGACAACTCTGTATGGTAGGATTTCTGGTAGCGGAACTACTTTTGTAGACTTAGCATATGGATTCTCATTGAACACATGGATACATGCTACATTAACTTATGACGGCTCAACGGCAAGATTATATGTAAATGGCTCTTTAATAACGTCTTCTTCCCTAGGGGTAAGCATGAACTATGCTGCTCCTGGGTTATTTCTTATTGGCGCTCAGTATAACGCAACAGGGGCTACCAATATAGCAGAATTCTATACAGGAAGAATAGCTGTGGTGAGGTTATATTCTAGGGAGCTTTCAGGGTCTGAAGTAACCGCAATATACAATCAAGACGTTGCGAGTTAATATAATAATTACCTTTGTAAAATAATAAAATAAAATGGAAACAGTAGTAGATTCATCATACAACCTTAATAATTTTGAATTCGTAATTAAGCCTGTTCAGAACTTTTCAGGTTTTGACAATAATCTGTTGATGGTAGGATTGTTGGCTATATTACTATTAGCGTGTTTTAAAGAAAATATCTCAATAGGATATAATAAGTATATTTGTAAACTAAAATAAATAAATAATGAAAACAATCTATGTAGAACCAGCAAGCATTGAAATTAATGGTTCGTCTATCGGAACAGTTACCAAAGTAAGCATTAGCGGAAATTGCGAATTATTTGCAACACAAGTTAGTGTATGGGTAAACATGATGTCAACTTCAGCTAGCTTTGCTAATAAATCCCTTATTGTTACTGCAGGCGTTACATCAACAGGTGTTAATTGGGCAGCAGTAGAAGCTGATGTTCTTGAGCAATTAGGTTTAACTAAGTCAGAAGACCAAACTCCAGACACTCAAGTAGCTCCTTAATTTTTATAAAGTTAATATGAATCAAATAGAAGAGATTATTAAATCTTGGGCTATTTCATTCAACCCTACAGATGAGCAGCGTGAAAGAGCTGCAAATAGACTCAGCATATGTCACTCTTGCGAGCATATTAAAAAAGAATTGCTTGCTGATAGATGTGGCATGTGCGGTTGTCTTTTAAAGGGTAAAGTGTTTAGTCCAAAAGAAAAAGCCTGCCCAGATGGCAGGTTTTAATTATTGGCAAAATATTTGCTTATAAGTACGAGTTAATATATATTTGTACGACAAACCTAAAAACATGGCAAAAGTTAAAAAAACACACGAAGAACTATTAAATCTAGTTCGAGCAGTAAATGTGCTTACTAATAATAAAGAGCACGCTGACGCAAACACCAAAGGTGTTAAAAAACTACAAAAAATTGGTGAAAAGCTAAAATCTCATTTAGACTCTTATAATGAGAAGTTAGAAGACATTCGTCTAGATTGTGCTAATACAGATAAAGATGGCTCTTTATTATTAGATGAAAATGGAGGATATAAGTATACAAAAGATAAGCTTAAGGAACTTAACAAGAAAGTTAAAGCTTTATTTGCTGAAGAATTTGAGTTTTATCAGTTTACTTTCTCTACAGAAGGACTAGAAAAATATGGTTTCCTTGAAGGATTCGTAGAAGGTCTTGAGTTCCCTGAACTTAAAGAAGAAGATGACGAGGATACTGCAGAAGTAGCTCAAGTTGTAGAAATTTAATATGTCAAAAATGTTATCATATAAGAAAAGCCTCCTTACATTGGGGGCTTTCTTATTTTCCATACTTGCGTATTCACAAGAGATTGTGGTTGCGGAAGTAAAAAACTCAATAAAATTAGGCCCTTTGGCCGGGAACAGAAAACTAGAGTTCGGAGTTAAGAATATACTAGAAGAGTATTTACAGGAGAGCGGGTACAATTTGTCTCCTAGCTCAAAAAATCAGATATTTGCAGAACTTATTTATATGGATGTATTAACTACGAAGAGTAACTTATCCATATTCCATAAGGATGATAATGCTGTTGTGATTAGAATGAAAGGATATATTATAAGAGATGGTAAAAAATCTAAAGAGTATATCGTAGAAGAACAAGCAACAGAAGTATCAACCTCAACACTCATCATTAGCAACGATGGCAAGTTTAACCAACAGAATCTAAGCACAGCAATTAAAAAGTCGTGTAATTCATTGGTTAACAAGCTGCTATGATTAAAAAATTATTATTTTTTGTCACAATTTTTCAAATATTTGTGACATCTTCAAGTGCTCAAATTAGATTTAGAGCACTATCTTCCGTAGGTGGAACATCTCTAAACAGAGGTGGAGAGTTCGATTACATTATACAGGCAAATGGGAATGGTAATAGTAATACCAAGCAATTGCTATTTGATGTTATGTATGACCAAAAGAACTTTGAAATCATATCTATAAATCATACGGGCACAGGGGGTAATGGTGGAGTATTGCCACAGGGCTCTAATATACAATTATCTTGGACTAATTATCCTAACTATACGTGGAATTCAAACGCGCAGAATAGCACGTCTAATGGTACTACAAACTACCAAAATCAGAACTATACGTTTAATGGAGCTAATGGAGATAATGCAATTATTAGAGCTACTTTAACTTGGGCTACTACATCAGCTATGCCGTATACCAGTTACGATAGATTGATTGTAATTAAATTTAGGCTTAGGACTACAAGTACAGCGTACACATTCAATCCTATTAAATTAAACTTTGTAGCAGGTTGGACTAACCAGGGTGTAGAAACTCCTACTATTATGGAAACTCCATTATTGACTACTGTTAATATGAATCAGAACTTTGGCAAGTTCGTCACAGCTAAAGTTGATTTAAGTTCTGCATTACAAAGCTTGTCTTCTATAAGAGTTTCTTTTAGAGATACGCTTACAAATCAGGGTCAATTATTCAATGTAACATCTTCAGGAGACGTAGATATTAATCAATCTTTATTGGCTGCTAATAGAGTATATGAAGTTTCTGTTATGTATGAAATGGATAAGCTATATAGCATATACAACAATGCCATTACAATATCTGATTTTACCACAGCTCAAAGCGAATTTACTAGCATGGGCTTAGATGGTTCTAATGGAAAAAATTTAAAGACAGGTCAATCATTGTACGCTGCCGACATCAATAGAAACCAAAGGATTGATGGAGGAGATTTACCTAGATTGCTTGCTCAAATTGCAGGACTAGATACGCTAGTTGCATTACCTAGTCAGTATACGATTGGAAGTGGCGGATTTATGAGTATTCCTACATGGATGGCAAATGATGGCACAACCATGGCAGGAGCTACAGAATGGTGTATAGTTACTCCAAACGGATATGGTCAAGGAGTTGCTAAAGTACTTGTGGATATGAGAGAATTTGTCGGCACAGGTATTACTCCTAATCAGATAAAGAGCCTACAAATATTTGATATTTATTCTGGTCCTGTTGAATACGTTAGCGAAGATGCGGCTTGGGCTTCATTTAAAGTTCCTTCTAACATGCAAAAAGTAAGCGATGGTAGTTCAGTATTCTTGGGCAATATCAGAAATATGAATAACGCCAATACTGACTATGCTTTACAGGCTGAATTTCAATTCAACGTTAATCCTAGCAATTCTTGGGGGTCTGTTACAGCGTCAAATTGGAAAAATATCACAATGCCTAGAACGATATTTAGAACAGGAGCTTTAGGTACAAATCAGTTTCTAGATTTAAAATATCTATTATGGGGGGACGTAAACAGGTCTCATTCATCTAGGGTTGTATTGTCTGAAAATGGGGCTCCTGTTATACAGGTTAATTCTACAAATGGATTCATCAATACTCCAAACAATGTATCTGCTATAGATGTTACATTATCTAACATGACAATCACATCTAACAGCATTGAAGTACCTGTGGCTGTAAATACAAATGGGGCTAATATGAGTGGACTTCAATTTGAGTTTGTTTTTGATGAGTCTAAATTAAAATTTGAGGAGCTAGTTGCCAATGTTCCTAATTCTTGGTATATCTTTGCAGATAGTAAGAATGGTAGAGTTAAGTTTGGTTCTTTAGACCAAACGAAGTCTCTTCCAATCAAAGGAGCAAACGTTCCATTTAAGCTTAAATTCTCTGCAAAAGAAAGCGGTGTTGATATGCTAACTTCTATCAGAGTATCTCAGATAATGGACGCTAGTGATGATAAAGGCAATCAGCTAGGAATTAACTTAAACTCTACTCAAATAAAACTAACAGGTTATAAAAATTTTTAATATGAAAAATAAGTTCATTTTAGTTTGTATTGTTACGCTTATTATGATGGCTTGTACTAAAATAGATTTAGTAATGCCAGAAGTGATTGATTTAGGCGTTAAATCAACGTCAACATCTATTAAGTCTATCAAGCAATCAGCTAACGTAATTACGGCTGAATTTGGCACTACAATAGGGGCAAAATATTCTATTCAGATAGTTCCATTTGGCTCAGACAAGCCTGTTAAAAAAGAAGGATTTACAGCATCTACCGATGTGACAACAAAAATATTAGACCTATCAAATTTGGAAAAGAAAGATTATGATCTTATTTTTATAGATATTGATGGGAAAGAAGTTAAATACCCTATAATTATAAAATAAATTTTATGTCAGAAGAACAACAAGAAGGCACAATGTCTAGTCTAAAAAAAACCGTTGTAGGTACTTTGGCTACAGTTGTAACAGCAGGTGGTGCTTGGTTAGGATCAACATTATTTGGTGGTGGAAGCGAAGATAAGGCTACCCCTGCCGCAGCTCCTGTAATCAATATTACTAACTCTAACCAACAGGCTCAACAAGCTAGCGGTGGAACTACTATTATTAAAGAAAGAGTTGTAGAAAAACCTGCAGCCCAACCAGCCGCTCAACCTGCAAAGAATAAGAAAAAAGAAGGTGATGAGTTTAAGGAAGAGGCTCCTAAATGGTAATATATGGCAAACGCACAGAAAAAGAAAAAACCAATGAGAAGTAGAAAGTCTGGTTTAAAGACTTCTGCAATTATAAAACACAATCAACAAATAATAAGTAACATATGGACAGCAAACAGCAGTCAGGTTTTAAAGACCTGTTAAACAATTTGATGCAGAAAAGATGGTACGTAACAGCCATCGTACTAGGGATATTTGTACTTATATTGCTAGGCTTATTTGTAGCAGTAGCGATAGGAATTGAAATCCCGGCAGGACTAAGAGAAATATTATTACTATTGGTCGGAGTTTTTAGCGGTAGCTATAATAAGATTATAGACTACTATTACTCTGACGCAGATAAGGACAAGTTACTTGTTCAAAAGATGGACGAAGAAGATGGTGTATCTCTTTCTCATGCAAATGATATGAAGGAGACGAATAAGCCAGCTGGACCAGCTATCCCTGATGCCTTTGTTGCAGGTGCTCAAGCTGCTAGAGAATTAGCTGTTGTAGAAAACAAACAGAACTATGATTTAAATAAAGATGAGCAGGAGCACAGACAGGCTATGGAAGTTGACAAGCAAGAACATGACCAAGAAATGGAGAAACTAGAATTTGAGTTTCAAGCACACAGACAATGTCAACATGAATGGGGAGATGCAGATAATGATGGCGAATTAGAATGTCAAATTTGTGGACTTTTAAAAGACAAAGCATAATGAAAAACTTACCAATACTACTATTTTTACTTCCAATATTATCTTTCTCGCAAGTTAGTAATTGGAGAGGAGGTGGCGCACCTCAAATGCAAAGAAGCACTCAATCGTTTCAACAATCAATGCCTCAAAGAGACAATATCAGCAGATGGAGAGACGAATCACCAAGAGAGTTTAATAGACCTATAGAAACAAAACCAGGTTCAAATATTATCGTCAACGACCCTTGGCTAGGAAATGGTTGGGGTTGGGGATGGAATAGATGGGATATGTGGGGAGCTCCTGGATTTGGAGCAAATTGGTGGTTCTGGCAGCCTAGTTGGTATTGGAATGATTTCGGATACAGACAGCCTGCAAGAATATATGTTTACAAGGATGGTAAAAGAGATACTATTAGAGGCAAGAAACCTATAATAAGCTTTGGTATTCAAAAGACAAAAGACAATCAGTTAGGTGGATTCTTTACAGTAGGTGGCAAAGCGTATCTTATAGCAGAGTATAACTCAAGCGTAGAAAGAGACAACTCAACATTTTATCCATTCGGAAGCATAACCCAAGTTGACTTTCCATTAGTTGGAGATTTAGTTCAAAGGAATAGTTTTTATATTGGGGCAGGTAAAAGAATCAAAAGAACAGGTATCCATTTTATGATTGGTAGCATTAGTGAAGATGTAAAGTGGAGAGGTAAGGACGATATAGGATATATTACGTTCCCTAAGTATTTAGATAGATTTACTACAATTAAAGTAGGGGCTCTGCATGATTATAAAAATTTCACAATCAAGGCTGATTATGATCCTGTAATCAATAGCACAACTTTTGGACTAGGTATTAACTTTTAATATATGAAAAAGATATTATTCTTTGTAACATTTTTATATACAAATTTGTTACAAGCTCAGGTTGCTAAAACAACTACAGAGAACTATAAGGCTTCGTTTGAGACAAAGATTGATATAAGTCAGTTTATGGATTATGACGGACCTACTATACCAATACAAATACTTAAATGCGGAATATCAGATGAAATGTATGAACAATACCCTGAGCTCAAAGAGAAGAGGGTCGGCCTTGGCGTCGCTAATATCACGTTGGAATATCTTGAAAACCTCAACAGATTCACGTTTACAGAAGACAAGACAGAGATTAAGAATAGAATGGTTAAGCAATTCCAAGCGAGCCAATCAGGAATCACTCAAGATAAGTTGGACGGACGAGGAAAGATTAGACTAGCTCATTACTTTGTTGAGATAGAATGTTATGACTATAGCGTATCTGAAGATGAAGAAATAAGGGTAAAGGACGGAATAAAGGAAACTGTAGTTACTCGTATAGGTCTACAAGTTAGATTTACTAACGCAGAAACAGGGGAAATTATTGCCGCTTCTGGTCTTGGTGAAGCAAAGACAACTAGGGAAGCAAGTTTATTAAACGACGCTAACTTATCAGAAGTTAAATTTAATCAATCTACCATAGGAACAGCAACTAAAAAAGCGCTAGATATTGCGTGCGCTCGCATCCTAAGTAGAATGGTTAAAAAGAATGTCTTTACGAAATAAGTTTATTTTACTTTACATATCAGTAGTATTACTACCAATATTCTCGTATTCTCAAATAATTACGAGCACTTTCGTAGACCCGTGCACTAAGAAGGTTACAACATTTGTAGTCCCTATGCAAGGAACTACCATAGTGTTTATGGGTAAGTCAAGATACTTTACATCGGCAGATGTATCTAATGGCAATTTGATGGCGTGGATAAATCGGGTGTATGCTGAATACGCAGCCCCGTGCCCTGTGGCTCAAGTAACTACACAGGTAGCAACACAGACTGTCGCTAATGCGGTAGCAGCAAGTGTAGCAGCAGCAGCTCCGCCTCCTCCGCCACCAACTCCGCCTCCCGCACCAGCTGCATCGTCCTCGTCGTCACAAAGTGGGGGTAGTTCTAGTTCATCTTCGTCACAAAGTGAGGGTAGTTCTTCCAAAAGTGAAGGAGGCTCATCAAAAAGCGAAGAAAGTTCGTCTAAAAGCGAGAGCAAAGAGGAGTCTAAATCGGAATCTAAGGAGGATAGTAAGGAGGAGAAAAAGGAGGATAAGAAGGAAGAAAAGAAGGAAGAGAAGAAGAAAGGGGGCAATAAAGCGGCAATGACGCCAATAGTTTTCTCTTCTGATTTAAGTTCTGTTCAAGTGATTGACGGGGACTTTAATTTAATGGCCAATTTAGGCCTTTCTAGGTCATCTTTAGCTGGAGATGTGTCTTACGGCACTACGGCAATTATATGGTCAAATTTAAAGCAATTTGCCCTATCTAGCAGGTATTCCAAGATGCAGTTCAAGGATAACCAATTATGTGGCATATCTACCTACTCTTACACAACAGCTTATAATGATGGAAGTTTCACGCATATAGGGGCGTATTCTTATGTAACGATGGTTAAATCCTACATTTTAGGATATAATCTAGCTGTTATAGGTATGAGAATACCATCTGAAACAGCTAAACAAATATTTACTATGAGCTCTGTTACGTTGTTTGGTATGAGAGCTATAGTTATTAATCGTAGAATTACAATAATACCTGAGTTCTTTTTGATGGGAGCTCCTGTATCGTATGCCATGGGGTCTAGGGACCTAGGGGTCAATAAGCAGATATCTTATATATTTGGGAATACGTTTGACTTGGCTTTATCCAAGAAGTTTAGGATAAGTGCCAATCTTAAGTATATGGGAGGACCTAGCAAGACAATCGGACTATTGGTAGGCTCTAGATTTAATTTGTAAATTTGCGTTAAATTATAAAACAATGAAGAAAACATTACAAGTAGTTGGTCTTTTTATGATAGTTGCCTTGGCGGTATACATCAAGTTAAATGGTGTTCATAACCCATTTTCTCCTACAATCAAATATGTAAATGGTAAGCCATACGAGGTTATTAAACATGATATCGATACTACATATATCGACAAAGTAACCATCAAGAAGGTAAAAGGGGAAGATATCTACCACGATACTACCATTTATGTAGCTATCCCTGTAGATAAGCCTATTGATACGATGGCTATCCTAATGCATTACTATGCAAAGAACGTATACAAGGATACGTTATTGCTCAATGACTCACTAGGATACGTAGCTATTACAGATACAATCAGCAAGAACGCTATTGTTAGCAGATTATACAACGCTAAAGTAAAAGAGCGTACTATTAAAGAGACAACTATTGTTAAGGAGCTACCTAAAATGCAGATATTCTGGGGTTTGGGTGCTTCGTTTGATAAGGTTAACTTTGTGAATAACGTACAAGCTAATTTTCTCATAAAAACGAAGTGTGATAAAATTTACGGCGTAGGGGCAGGTGTGGACATAAACAAAGTTCCATTTGTAAATGCGTCATTATATTGGAAAATTAAATAATATGAAAGAGTTTTTACTTAGAATGTTCAGCGACAAGTCTGACGTAAATCAAAAGGCTGTACTAGGTTTTGTATCATTTGTATTAATGGTTCTATATGCACTAGCAGACATCATTACAGGTGTGGCCGGTGTTACATTTGTTATCGAACCTATTGTATTTAATGGATTGATGTATACTGCAATGACTATGTGTGGCATTACAGGAGTAGAAGCTGTATTTGGTAACAAAAACTTAAAAGAAAAGCAATAATGAAACTAGATAAGTTAAAAGGTCACATACCAGATTCTGTAATAGCTCAGATTCCATTAGTTTCTGAAAAATTTGGCGTAAATACCCCGTTACGTTTGGCTCATTTTTTAGCTCAAACAGGACATGAATCAGGTGGATTCAGAGCAACTGCCGAAAACCTAAACTATAGTGCAAAGGGATTGGCTAATATATTCAAAAAGTATTTTACTCCAATAAGTGCCAAAGAGTTTGAACGTAAGCCTGAAAAGATTGCTAATGTCGTTTACGCAAACAGAATGGGTAACGGAAATCAAGCGAGTGGAGATGGCTTTAGATTTAGAGGTAGAGGTTATATTCAATTGACAGGCAGGAGCAACTATACAGCATTCGATAAATCTGTTGAGGATGATATAATTGCTAATCCTGATTTAGTTTCTACAAAATACCCTCTTCTTTCTGCTGCATGGTTTTGGTCTAAGAATGGCCTAAATGCTATATCTGACCAAGGTGCATCAGAAGATGTAGTAACAAAGGTTACAAAAAGAGTTAATGGCGGTGTCATAGGACTTCCTGATAGAATTAAACATTTCAAAGAGTATCATCAATTATTATCATGATACCTAGAGCAATATTCATAAGCATGATACTATTAATCGTTTATCTTTTTATATCTTTAGTTATATCAGATAGAAAAGTAAGTAGACAAGAAAAAGAAATCAAGGTTCTTAAAGAAGAGCTTGAATTATATAAAAAATGGTAAATAATAAACCCGAACAACCTGGTAACATATGCCTAGAAACAATAACGCTGGAAAGCATCCGAGCTATCTGCGTCTCAACTGGAGCCCAAGCTCAATAAAGAGGAAAAGGGAGTACGATAAAAAGTATAGCTCTTCTGAAAAACAGAAGAAGTATCGAGTTGAACTAAACAGAGCAAACAGGGAGGCTGGTACTTATGGTAACGGCGATAATAAGGATATGAGCCATACTAAGTCAGGTAAACTTAAAATGGAGCATCAGAGGCTAAATAGAGCTAGGAACGGGCGCAACGGTAAATCAACCAAGAAGTAATATATTTGCAAAAATTAACAGATTAATGGAGCATCCTTTAAAGATTTCGGATTCGGTAGGCATACCAAGTACGCTAGGGGCAATGACTTTAAATATTATGCAGATGCTTAATTTATCAAACATTAATATGATATTAACTTTAGTGATTTCACTATTGTCAATAACATACCTGTTAATCAACATCTCTATTAAATATAGAGAACTAAAAAAGGGTAAGAGGGGGAAATCTAACCCTTCTTAACCTTTCTTTGTGTAGTCTACTTTCCCAACATCATACTTGTATACAATAGCTCTAATTTTAGATTGCAACAACTGAAGATAATCTTCTATTCTCTTTTTCTCTGCCATTAAAACTTCTAAGTCTTTTGAATCATTAACAGATTCATCCATTTTGATTATCTTCATAGTATCTAATTATTATTATTATGATTATTTCAGTGCATCCGATTCCAGAAACAGATCCAAATATACAATTTCAAGTGATATATTTATGCACTAAAATGGACCCCATTGATTTACTGAGCACTTCGTATATAAATGATTTTATATCTGATGATGAAGGAGTCGACGGGGGGATTGACGACCCCTTCTTGTTATCATATATATACGCTAATTAAAATATGTGGCTGAATCTTGCAATCTGCCCGTGCAGTTTGTGATGCAAGAAACCTTCAACAGCCTTTGGTGCATGCACATATCCATTTCTATGATGCCATGAATCAGCTCCTGACGGACTTCTTAAAGCCTCGATAGTAACTCCCATGATATCTTTTGAACGTTTGTGGTGGATGTGATGAATGTAAAAGTATTTGTGTTTACAAGAAGACCAGTCAGTTCCTGACTCGTGAGCCATAAGTAATGGTAAATCATTTTCTTTTGCTCCGTCTCCGTGTGTAGTACCTATAAGGTTGTTATAGTATCTGTAATATTTTCTATGGTTGATAGAGCAATTAAATTCAACATTCTTATCTCTACTGAACCAAGACTGAATTGTATCAGCTAAAAAGAAACCATTTGTGTAATCGTGGTTAGAAGGGTCGTACTGAACGAATACATTAGATACTTCTCTAAGTGTTTCAATAATCTCTACATGCAATCTCTTAGCAATCAAGAAATTATCATACCACATTCCGTCTGTATCTTGTGGAGTTCCAGATGTAGTCTGTCTTTTAGGTGTATCTACATGCAGGATATCGTTTCCGATAACGTATAGTATTTGGTCTACATTGAACGCAGAAGCTTTTTCAAGTATACCATACACGCCTTGCATAACTCTATCAACAGCTATCTTGTTATTATACTCGTCATTTGTTTCAAATGCAGAGCATAGTTTACCGATATGTATATCGGCAGGGTCAATAACCAAAAGATGTGCATCTTCGGGTCTGTTAAACGGAGTTCTTTGAATCTCTAAATACTCAGGAGCATATTCTTTCATTTCTGATATAATAGCGTCTTTGACGTCATTATAACTTACTTGAGCTCCCTTGACATTGATTGAGAAGTGTTCTCCTTTGAACCAATAGTGCTTAACATCTTGTACAGGAATGCCTTGTTTTTCGCATTCCTCAGAAAGCGCTTCGTGTTGAGACCTGATATCTTTTAAGATATCGAATTCGGCCTCTGTAATCCGAGGTCTGATTTCTTTTTTCATGTATTTATGGGTTAGGTTTTGCTAAACTACAACTTTTTAATAAACTCAACAACTTCTCTGCACTCTTTTTGATTTTTTGGTAAAAATATATGAGGCTGTTCTCCGAATTCACTATAAAGCCTGTACTTTAAGAGCTTCCACTTTAGCTTATTGTCATTCCTCTGAAACCCTTTGGTGTCAACTATTACAGACTTCCCTTTCTCTGTTAAATCAAAATCAACAGTTAGTGTCATTGCCCTAATGGACTTTCCTTGATACTTAAATGTTGGATGAAGTAAGTATGGAACTTGAAAATCAAATTTAATTTTCTCGCTCATTAATAGTTCATAGAAGAATAACTCTAACCTAGAGTCAAACTTCAAACCATACTTCTGCACCTTTTTAATTTGCCTCATAAATCAGATAAAGAACAGATAAGTAAAAGACCCATCATTAGTAAATATAAAAACAATAGTACTAAAACGGGATGTCCTTCATTATTATTGTCTTTTTTCATAAATTATATCAAATTTAATTCACTTTTGCTATATGACAATGCAGAACGCAATATTTCTATCTTGTAATGACATTCTTTAATCAATAGCTCTGTAATGTTATTGTAAAAGCTACAATCGCCTATCTCATAAGCTATTAGCATCTTTTTTTCTGTTGCAGACCTATCGTCATTATTTAATGTGATAAGTTTAGAGAAAGATAATTTCTCTGTAAGGTATTGAAACTGAGCCTTTGCCGTAATACCTAAATACATTACTGATGTAATTTCAGATAGGTGTTCTACAATAGCCCTAGGGTCACTACAATCAATTTTTTTACCTACAATAGCTCTGTATGTTTCGTACATTTCTATTGACTTCTCAAAAGCAGATTGCAATGATTTGTCTGTGAATACTTGCTTCGCCATGGTTTTATGGTTTTATTGGTTTAATTCTAAGTGCAAATTCTTTGTCTAGCTCCTTTGAGTAGACTCTCTTCTTTTGTTTTATAGCATTCTTAATAACATTGTGGCCAATGATTAGCTTTTGTTGTGCTAATTTCAATGTCTTAAATTCAATGGCCTTTGCCTTTCGCTCTTCTATATCTTCAATAGATAAGTCATAAGCTAAAATTGTAACTCTTGATTCGTCTATAAACTCGTACCCCATGTTAAAACTTACATTTATGTTTTAGTAATAAATAATCCCTATTAAAAGGCAGCATTCCATTTTCATCTACAAATTCAACTCCATTGTTCATTCTTAATATACATGGATTTCCTTGTGTTGTCGGTTTGCCACCCGTCTCTTTATTTCTAACTTTATCAACAGAAATCTCTGTTATCATCCATTCGTATTGGTCTTTGATTTTCCTGTGATAAGTCACAAAGTTATCAACCCTATTGTAAAGTGCAGCACCTCCTTCGGTATCTGATGCGTGAGGCATCTTTTGGTTGCCATCTTTATCTCTTTCTCTTTGAGAATTGGTTGTACTATGTACTGATAAAAATATAGATGTGTTGTATCTCTTTGTATAGTTTAGCATTTCGCTGTATGCCTCATAGTCGTATATGTATTTATTCTTTGCTGCTGTCAACTCCATCTTCAAAGAATTATACGGGTCAATAAACAGCCCCTTCAAAGACTTATAGTTCATAAGTACTTTAGAGTGGTCTAATATCTCTCCGTATGTGTACATATTATCGGTAGATAGTATAAAGAAGTGCTCATCTACAAACTTTAATGAAGCTGCGTGCTCTGAGTCATTCATACTTGTAATCTTCTTGCCAACAAAGAACTCCATAATCTTCATCTTAACTGAAGCAGATTGATTCTCTCCTGTGTACAGCATCCAATTCCAATCATAATGCACAGCAGATAGGAAAATGAGCCACAAATTGACTGTTGTTTTACCAATATGGCTGTGTGCTAGGGACGCATAAAATTCGCCCTCTTTTAGCCTCAGATGGTCATCTAAATGCTTATACCCAAAAGGCATACCCATAGGTATGAGGCCAGACCTAAACTTATAGATAAAATCATCGTCCTTGGACCTAGAAGAAAGAAAGGACAAATCTTCCTCCATAACTCCAATTTCACGTACAGCTTCCCTGTACTCAGATTCCACCTCATGTATAGGCCTGGTCATACCATGACGCAATCCGTCTTCTATGGTTCTCTTGGCTAGTTGGATGTCGTCTACATCTTTCTTAGAAATCTCATGAGCAAGAATATCGTAAGCAATATCATATTCTATGTATTTAGTTGCAACATATCCGCCTAATAGTGTAGCTGCCCTAAGTAGCGTGTGATGCTTTTGTCCATCAGGTGCTAGCCTAATCATTCTAGAAGCTACATCAATCTTTTTATAATCCGTAAACCCATCTCCCATTTTAACCGAGGATGGCTTTATCTCTTCGTCCTGAACAATATCAAAAAACACACTAGAAGATGTGTTGACGTATATCTCAGGATCATAAGAAACGTACAATACCCTAGCTATGTTTTTAGCTGTTGGGTCTAAGCCAGGTATCTTTTCTAGTAGAGCTTTGTAGTGCTGCGTATGCTTATTGCCGTCTCCAATCTTCACTAGACCATGAAGACCTCTGCCACTAGAAGAAATCCATAAGGCGTATATGAATGGATTATTAATTAATTCTTGCTTTGCCTCATTAACATCTTCGATATCATCAATATCTATGGGCACAAACCCGCTGTGCTTTGTCAAAGATTTGTCATCTCTGTAAGACACGTACTCTGTTCCGTTGTCTCTTGTTTTAGTTATAGGCTTATTAAATTCTCCTGAAAATAAAACGCATGGCAGTCCTGACTTTAACTCTCTAATTTTGTTCTCGTCTTTACATTGCCTTATCTCGCTTACTTTCTCTTTGTATTTGCCTGTTTCTATTCCTTTCAATACCGAACCCAATTCGACAAAGTGGGGCTCATGTATTGTAGTAATGTTTCTAAATAAGGTTACTCTCTGCATACATATTGATTTTGACCTTGTGCTAGATTCGAACTAACTCCTTCATATAGATGTGCTAACCATTAAACACCAACAAGGTACTTAAAGCGCAATTAGTGTTCCCATTAAATAACTCGTTGATTAATAATAATTTTTTAGTTTATTTACACTAATTGAACTTAAGTTAGTTAGAATGGAAGGTCGTCAGTCTTACTAAAAGACTTTGGAGCTGCAGGTTGAACTGCATCTTTGTTTGGCTTCCATGTATCCAATACAGCAAATGCATTGTATCCGTATTGGTCAGGTGTCTTTTTATCTTTGATTTCGATATTTACGTAGCCTCTGTCATTTTGATGACTTTTAAGTTCTTCAATAAACTTTTCTACGTTGATACTAATCTTAGTACCATACTGAGTTTTCTTGCATCGTAATGCATTGATGTAAACAGTGTCTGACATTTTTATGGTTTTATTGGTTAAAAATTCGGTAAAAAAACCCCCGATGTAGAAACACCAGGGGATTGTCGCTTGTATGTATGAGAATCAATATTAAACATTTTCAAGCTTTCCCCATAGAAGTTTTTTCTTTGGGTTCTTGGTAGCCGTAATTGCTACATCAAAGCCATATTCAGAGAGGATGTCAATGACAGCCCCCATGGATACGGTCCTTGGCTTCCCGTCTTTATCCATATACTTTCCAGAGTAGTTGACGAAAAACCAATAGTTCTTTGACTTGTCTTTCGAGTAAATCTCATCTAGTATTTTGGCGATTTGAGGGTAGGTTTTGGTTAGTTTGGTTTTGGTTATGCCCTTCGCGTTCATGGTTTTATTGTTTGGAAATCAGGACGACAGATTCTAGTTCACCATCATTGAAGTACGCCATAAACGTATAGAATACTTCGTAGGGTTTTCCGTAGAATAAAACATCTCCATTATAATAGCTTTTCTTTGTTACTTGGTTAATCTTTCGCATCTCTGCCGAAAATAATCCGTCTTTATTCTCTTTAGATACTAATTCATACTCGAAGTCTTCAAAGTATAAATAGCCATCCATACCAACATGGTAATCTAGGAATTGGCAGTCAAGACTCTTAGTTTGGAACTCAAGGTCTTTAAGGTCTTCAAGCTCCTTTTCATCCTCTATTGGAAGGAACTTCAAGTCTATTCTGAAGGTGTCGTATCTGCTCGACATAGGCTTTTTACAAATAGTGTATTGCGAATATACAATGTTTTTTACAAAAACAAAATTATTTTACCCAATACGGCAAAGAAATTTCAAAATCTCCTCCTGAATGGAATTCGTACCCCATATCCCAAAGGTTATTCTGCATACACCCATTGAATAGCATTACCAGCTCTGACACTGTCTTTTTGCCTAGATTGATATAGTCTTGACTTGCGTCTGCTACAACAATATTGTATGGAGATTTAGTTTCGATGATTAGGTATTTTACAGGCTTGTTTGTAACCATATTGTATATGGCAGCTTGTATGTGGTATCCTCGGTCATAGAAATTGTTGATGATAGTTTTAGGATGTGCGTCTGAAGCAGTCTTTACTTCTAGCACATAGTTATCAGCTTCACCATCTATAAATCCCCTGAAAGGTAACCCATCTATATCTTGCCTGAATTCGTTTTCAAATATATTACAATCTGATACTAGCTTTTTAAAATGGTCTTGCATCATTACTTTTTCTACAAGCCTATTAGCATCTTCTAGTTCTGACTCTTGTACGACAGACTTTCCTTCTGACTCACTCATAAACCTTGCGTAAATGGCCTTCCCCTCTGATGTTCTTCTATCTACGTTTGGCATTACAGCAAACTGAGAATTAAATTCTTTTGGCTGTAGTAGTAAGCAGTGCAGCATACTGCCAAATATCATTTCTTTACTAGGCTCTTTATCGCCATTTAGGTACGCAATGTAATGCGCAGGGCTTTTAGCAAACTCTTTTAATGAAGAGTAGCTTAACGGCCTTTGTTGTAGTGTTTCTAGTGTTATCATATTATTCTGTTTGGTCGGTTAATATTACTTTGTATTTGTATGCGGCAACAGGATCGCTTTCGTTCAATATGTCTAGTGCATATTCGTATCTCATATTAATCATCTTCTCTACGTTTAAGTCAGAGTTTAATATGTCATACTTAACTTTAAGAGAGTCTAGTGATGCATTTTTATAAAGAAGCTGGTCTTCTAATGTTGAGCATTTATTAGCCTGGTGCAATGCGGTCCATAGTAGAACAATGCACAATACAAGAAGTAGCCTTTGCTTTTCCATGGTTATCCATTTTTAATTTTTGTTAATTCAGCTTCAACAGCCTTTGATATGTTATAGAATTGTCTAAGTTTAGCTACATCTAGGTTCTTTGATTCAGCTCTTTTAACAATAGCACTCCAATCCTTATGCTTATCTGTTAGCCATTCTTTTTGAGGGGCCGCTGTATCTCTTGACATAGCTTTCTCTCCATCATCATCTTCATCTTCAATAACCAGGTTTAATAAGCCTGATAGGCTATATCTTTTAGCATATGTTACAGCACTACCATAGTCTTGTGCAGTCTGCTTTTGAACTACGATAGGGAAGTATGATACCATTAATTCTCCTGTCTCTACGTGATATAGATTTGTTTGAACATAAGGAGCTCCGTCTAGTACAATAGTTGGCTGTGATATCACTAATCCATTACGTGTTAAGTGAGGACTTATGTGATGTTGGATTGCATCTAATTGCGCATACTTTGATTTAAAGAATGGGTTGTTAGATGACTTTGTAATTGGTTCGCATTGTGATTGAAATAGTGACAATGCTTTTAGTAGATTCTGCATTTTATTGTTTATTTAGTTCGTAGTCAGTGTAGGATTCGAACCTACATTTAGGAGACTGAGGTCTTTAATCTCAGTTTTCGTCTACCATAACGACTTCCTGACTATATCGGTTGTTCTGGCACAACCATAAGCCCCTTTGTTTTCTTTATGCGTATGAACAAATGCTGCTACTATAACACACTTGGCAAGAAAACTATGTCTAACCCAACCGCAAGGCATCGGTTCTAGGGCTTTCTAAACTATAGTAGCATTTATTACTTATTGCAAAACTACAAACTATTTAAATAATACCCTAAATAATTTTTTGAATTCTGCTATTATATCGTATATCACACCTGAGTATATTAATCCCCATATCCATACTAAATATGGAATGAAGAATGTAAATATAAATATCAGTGCTCTCTCTTTTTTATCTTTTACCATAACTATATGTATATCAGGTTCTATATCCAAGTAAAAAGTTACCTGAACAGTCCTCCACTTTATTTCAACTCATGGATTCATAGCTCTACTACACACCCGCATATCTAACGGCACATTAGTTTTTTACTTTGTTTACTTGTCGGCAGTTGTCAACCTGTAAGACATGGCTACCACTTTGTACTAATATGTATATCTCCGCATGTGCAAAAAGTTAAGCACCATAGGTGCTACGAAAAACACACACGTTAAGTGTAAAGAACAGCAAATTTTTATTTGAACTATCGTTGTATAGAACAAGGCTAAAATGTGTTAAAACCTTACCGAATGGGGTAGGAAAGAAAAAGCCCACCAAAGTAGAGATTTGATGGGCATGATTCAAAAAGGTGTTAGCCTTCTAAAAGCACACCCGATAACGTATCTCTACTACCTTATCGGATTTGCAGTACAAAAATACAAATGTTTTTCATACCGCCAAATATTTTTTTAATTTTTATTGTATTCAGATATAGTTATTGTCAATGTCGCAAACAACAGACCTAACTGAAATGCTAGTATAGGGTTGCCAGATGGTTCATATACCCCTTCTGATAAGCTAAACCCTAGTAAGATTGACCCATCGTGTCCATCGATGAATGGGCTGTCAATGACAGCTTGTACGTCGTTTTTAAATATTTTCATAGTTTGTAAAGTTATAGGTTTACTTTTATGTGGTTAAAGTAAAGTTATAGATTGACTTTTATTCTTGCCTATTCCTTTCATCCTCTTCTAGCTTTCTCTTGCTATAATCTATGAGGTATACCCATAGTATAGATACAGGGATAGCAAATAAAAAGGATATTAAGAACCCTTCAAATTGTATATTCATAGTTTCTTTATTTGTTTATAGATTGATATACATCCTAGTATAGATACTATTCCTACAAGTATCATAAATAATAATGCTAACATAATTTATAGTTTTTCTATTTCTTGTTTAACTTCTTTCCACCAATTCTTTTCTATGCAGTTATCGTCTTCGTCAAATGCAATAGGGTTAGAAGCAATTATTTCTTCTACTGCTATTAAGGCGCATTGTATAGCTTTTTTTAATATATATGAGTGCTCAAACCCCATTTTTAAAGTTACTATTGGTTTGTATTTCTTTATTAACTCATCACATTTTTCTTTTGGCGTCATATGTTATGTGTTTTGGTTTAAAT